ATATGCTTTTAGAAAAAGCATGGCAAAATGGCACGTCGTCTTCGACGACGAGCGACTTCGTCTCTCTTGTACCAAGAGAACCAAATATCTCTATACCTCTATAATAAGAGGGACGAAGTCGCTCGTCGTCGAAGACGACGTGCCATTTTGCCATGCTTTTTCTAAAAGCATTTAAAAGCATCTAAAAGCATTTAAATATAACCCACGTTGATAATAATAACTATATGTCATTATTATCAATTCACAACGAAATAAAAGAAAAGTTGCGATATTTCTACTCTATACACAAGATTCCAAACATTATTTTTCATGGACCCCATGGAAGTGGTAAACGTATGATTGTACAAGATTTTATTAACCTCATATACGACAACGATAAAGAGAGAATAAAGTCATTTGTTATGAATGTAAATTGTGCTCATGGAAAAGGAATCAAATTTATTCGCGAAGAATTGAAATTTTTTGCAAAAACGCATATTAACTCAAATGGAGGAGACATTTTTAAAAGTGTAGTCTTGTTGAATGCAGATAAATTGACTATGGATGCACAATCCGCATTGCGTCGCTGCATTGAGCTTTTTAATCACACTACACGATTTTTTATTGTTGTAGAAGATAAATACAAGTTATTGAAACCCATTTTGTCCAGATTTTGCGAAATATATATTTATCAACCGCAATACAAGGGAACCTATATTAACTTGTACAAGTATAATATTGAAGAAACATTTAAACTAAAAAAAATAAAAAATCAACGGTTGGAAGTTTTAAAAAAAGAATTAACAGGAGATTCAATCAAAAATATTGAACAAGCTACAAATAAGTCTGTAAAATTATATGAAAAGGGATTTAGTGGCTTAGATATTATTGAATTGATTGAAACAAATGTGCAGCATTTTTCTTTATTAAACGATGAAAAAAGATATGAAATGTTGATTGCTTTTCATAAAGTGCGAAAAGAGTTCAAAAATGAAAAATTATTAATTTTATTTGTCTTGAATTTTTTATATTTAGATTTAAATGGTACATTAGAAAATATGTCATTTTTTTAATTATTTTATCCCCATAATATAACACGAGTAATGTGTAGATTTATATTTTTATATAAATGCAAAGATGCTAAGGATAAAATGATTGAGTTTTTACAGAAAAAATACACTCATGAACATGCAACAGAATCAAGTTATGGTGTTGCTTGGTATGAATGTGGTGAATGGAATGAGTATAAATCAATAGTTTCTTCTGTGGAAGATCCAAACTATTCAGAAGTCATTGAAAAAGTGAATAGTGATATTTTGATTTTACATGTTAGATATATTCTTCACATGCCAAAGCATGAATATATAAAAGAAAATATAATTGAAAATGCTCATCCATTTTTTTATAAAGACTACGTATTTGTTCATACCGGAGACTTGTTTTACAGCCCATTAAATGGAGACTTGTTAAGATATCAATCTAATAAAAATCATCCAGAATTTAAAAAGATCACGAAAAAACTTTTTGATCATATATCTCCACGCTTAAAAAAAGAAATAAAAGGTAAAACGGATAGTGAAATCATGTTTTATTTAATGCTAACTGTTGAAAAACAACTTCAACAAGTGGAAGGCCTTTCAAAAGAAAAGTTATTTTTGTATAGTTTCATAAAAACACTTCAAATTATAGACTACTATAGTCTAGAAAACATTTCTAATTTTTTTTTTGCGAATGACAAATACGCTATTATTGCCAACATTATTAAAAAAACACCTAGCAATAAACGAAACAAACTAGACTTGTATATGAATCACAGTCACAATGGTGAAATAACGGCCAGTTGCAAAAAAATAAAAGATTCGTGCAAAGAAGTGAAAGAAAATAATATTTATTTACTACATATTTCAACAGGAGTATTGCATCATTACCAGTTGCCAGATTTGAAAACTTTTCATGGGGTGGCGGGGTTCTTTAAGCTGGTTTGGGGTTAATATATATTTATTGAAACCCTACTTAAAGAGAAAGCGAAGGATTCGCTTCACTGGTTTAAATCTATAAAATTTAAAATCATACATATGCATACTTGAGAATTATGGATGATTTTAGCATTTCAACATTACACGAGTCTCGCAACGAGTGGTCTGCTCGTTTAATTACAATTATGACGCCTCTTATGATTGAAGGATTTAAAACAATGTTTGATGAATCATATCAATTATGTAAAGAAAACAACGAAATGGATAAATATTTGATGACGTTTCAAAATTTTGTGTCTAGAATTCCCAAATGGAATCCCGTTTTAACTGAAAACGAAAGAAAAAGAATTGCAGACAAAAGCGGATGTGGTTATTTAGAAGACTTGGTCACTTGCGTTCATATTATTCAGTTGAAAATTTTGACTGCTATGCGTGCTGGATCAAAGCAAAAAAAAATTGACATTAATATTCCCAAGCTAGATGATTTTATTCATAAAGCTTATATTCATGCGGCAAGAAAAGTCTACAAAAATGTATATCTTTTTGAGTCCAATATTCCTCCTCTTCAAACCCAAAAAAATCATCGCGAGTTGGAGATACTTATTCAAGAAAGCATATTAAATGCCATTCGTGACAGTATTCCAGTTGAGACCATTTTACGTGCTTATATGGAGGAGAGCGTGGAGGAAGATGTTATTGAAGAAATCAAAGAAGAAATTATTCCTAATACTCAACAGCCAGTGCAAACGGTTTCTTCTTTGGCCCAAACACAAACACAAACACAACCACTTAGTTCATTTACACATGCACCTGGAACAGAATCTGTGTCTACAAGATTAAGTTTTAACGATGTTGATATGGCAATTGGTATGGATAATAGACAAGAAGAGATTGTTGCACCCAAGACGATTGAACGACTAGAACAAATAAGTGAGGAGAGAAATGAACAACGCAAATTAGAAACGGATGACGACGACGATGATGGTGGTGTAAAACTTACTATTTTTGATGAACCTGTAAGTTTGTCTAATTTAGATGTTCACAATATTGAAACGCCTTCTTTGAATTTAATGCCGGATTTGTTGTTGGATGACATTGAAGTGCTCGCTTAATAGTTACGAAAATTACGCGTATAAATAGGTAATTTATTTATCATTACCTATTTTACATGGATAATAATTTCATTATTGCAGGCATTATTTCTGTTACCTTTTTCATTTGCAAATTTATTGAGATGAGAATGATTGATAAAGAAAGTAAACCATTGAAATTTCTTATTCGCGATTCTCTCATGGTTTATATATGCGTTCTTATTGGATTTTTTATTTTTGATCAAGTGAAACCTATGATGAAACAGGTTGGCGGTGATTTACCAAGTATACCCGCAGCATTTACGGATGGTCCTGGGTTCTGATGCGATGACACCCCATACACCCCAAACATCATCTTCCACTCCACACTTTTACCAAAGGCAAGGGATTTCTCCTCCAACTTTTGGAATATTCATCAAAGGTAGTTCCCCACTTGCAGTATCTCCAAATATTACCCAAGAGAGAAGGTTGTTTATATAGTTGCGTATTTTCTATATAAAAAATCGCCCCCATGATTCTCTCTAAACAGCATCTGTCTGTTCTATTTTTTACAGTGGTTAATAAGTTGAATATCTTGTACTTATCTTGCAAAGAAGAGAGAAACTTGTGGTTGATGTAACATTGAACACCAAAACATCCGTGCCATATGTCTGTTCTACGGAATCCAAATTTTTGCAACGGTTCTTGGTTCAATTTTTCCTTGATTTCTCTATTGTTTTTAAGACTTTGGGCTAATTTTAATGTGTTTTCTATATTTTCCGCATAGTCAAAATGCCAAAATGGCAGTACCGGCTGCGCAATTATCTCAAATATGATTCGTTTATGGAAAAAAACGCTGTCGTGTAGGATCACTGCATTCTCAAAATATTTATTTTTGTGAAAATAGTAATAAGGAAGCAACTCACCGCGCCCAGGATATTCTGATATTACAACTTCAATGTTCCGGTAGTCAAAATCCGCCTTTATAAACTGTTGATTGCTATTGTCATCTATGATGACTATTTTACAGTATGGATAAAACCTACGTATACACCTTACAGAATGATTCCAATACTTGTTTGTTTTTTCGCTATTTACGTGTCTAGTAATAATAAATCCATATTTCATATTTTGGAATTTGTTTGAAATAGAATTCATTTATCAAGTAGTATGATGATTACAACTACTTGATAAAAAAAATGGATGGGATTTACGCTAGGAATAACATACCATACTAAACATAAGTCATTATCTCATCAATATTCATAACATGCTCCTTGGAAGGAATCTTGTTTTTATTTACAATAAACGCCCCAAATTCTTTTCTCTCTAACTGCGCTTGCGGTGTATGGTGGTGCACCTGTCTCGCAATCATTTTGTACAATTTAAAGTCCGGATAACGATCCGCACCATTGTTTTTGTACAAAATATTTATCCCATTGTCATCTATACACCATTCTACAATCAATCGCGTGATTGCGTCACACTTGTTCAACTCTTTGATGCTTTCCATATCTTCTACAAGGTAATCAAAAATAGAACATGCTAGACGACAAAGATCAAAACTGTAATTGGGCTCTAAACGCGGTTTCTTATCATTGTAATATGGTTCACAATTGTATTGTGTAAACGCATCACCTCCGTTTTGAAAACTGTCGCTGCACATCAATTTTCCGTCAAACTTGTATATGGCGCGGCCAAAATCAATAATTTTGAATATTTTTCCAAACGTGGGAACGCGATAATACTTCTTCTTGTAACAGTAGTACAAATATTCCTTGTTGGTCTTGACGTACATTATGTTGTTTGTGTGTAAATCGTTGTGAGTAAATGCAAAAGCCTTTTGGTACGTAATAAGAGTCATCACGACTTGCATCAAAATAGAAAACCACTCCACGTCCTCTATATCATTTTCTTCAATATATGTGTCTAGGGTCATTTCACAGTTTTCCATGCAAATAAGTTGAACAGGGAACTTGGGGATGGTTGCATTTACACATTCACTACTTTCACTAGTGCTCGTTTCTTCGCCACTATCGCTGGTCCAATCGCTACCAGATGCATCTTTCTCGTCGTTACCGTCAGCATCATTGTCATCATGGTCATTATCTTCACCCTCGTCATCATCATCCTCCGAATCTCCATATTTATTTGTATTTACCTCGTCTGTAGATTTTGTATGACTTGTTCTGGAAGAGCAAGTTGAAGTGGATTTTAACGTTGTGGTTTTACTTTTGTCATCAACATCATCCACCGTTAATTCCATTTCTTTCAAATTTTGAAGGGTTAGTTCAAGGGATCCAGACTCTTCGTTTTCACAAAAAACATTTTCAAATATAGAGTCTTCTAGTTCTTCCGCATCTTTCAAGAGATTGGCGTCATCTTCTGTTATCTTAATTGGTTTGAGTTTTTGTGGCGTCTCTGTTTCTTCATCCCAATATTTTTCACTATAGTCTTCCACTTCAAACAAAACATTTTTGTTGCTGTTGAAAAAATCCGACTTTACAAAATAATCCAAATCATCAAAAATATTCAAGGTGAAACTTTTTTTGACGGCCAAATAAGAACCATAAAACTCTAGACCATGCACAAACTTGACATTATTTGCGAGACTAGAGGACAAGTACGTGAATAGACCATCTACATAAGCAGAGTTATTTACATCAAGTATTTTGGGGTGAACTGTTTTGGAGGTTGAATCCATATTAGGAAGGTTTAAGAGAGAACTATCCAGAACGTTGTATTTTCCAATCATGTATTTGAAAGGATCCAAGAGTGGTGCGGATTTGAAAAAAACGGGCTTTGTTTTTGTGTCATTTCCTTCTGCTTTTTTTATTGTACATTGGTACAAATTATTTTGGATTTTACTAGATACATTTGTTATATGCCACGTATGGTTCAAATTAATACTATTGTAATTTGATTCGTTGAGAGAGAAAAATCTCTGGTAAATGGGAACATAGTTTTGCACATTTTCCATGTCCAACTTTTCTAAACTTTGAAAGAGATCTGTATTCTTTCGTTTTTGATAGTTGACTGTTATAGACATCTCTAAATATATACATACCACATTTCCTTTTTTATAGAGATTTGACCGAATAGGGAGGAAACCTAGGTCATCTACTTTTGTGCGTTTTGTTTATACAAAAAGAGTAACTTTTTTGTATAAATGACTTTAGAGTTAAAGAGGTTTGATATGAAAAGTATTAGTTTCAAACCAAACGAAAACAAGGGTCCTGTTGTTGTTTTGATAGGCCGAAGAGATACTGGTAAATCGTTTCTCGTAAGAGATTTGTTGTACTATCATCAAGACATTCCCATAGGCACCGTCATTTCTGGAACAGAAGAGGGCAACGGATTTTACAGCAAAATGGTGCCAAAACTTTTCATTCACAACGAGTATAATAGTGCCATCATTGAGAATATCTTGAAGCGCCAAAGATCCGTCTTGAAACAAATCAAAAGAGACATGGAACAGTTCAAAAAAAGCAGTATAGACGCGCGGGCCTTCGTCATCCTTGATGACTGCCTTTATGATAACACTTGGTCTCGCGACAAACTCATGCGATTACTCTTTATGAATGGACGCCACTGGAAGCTTATGTTGGTCATCACAATGCAATATCCTTTGGGCATCCCCCCCGCACTGAGAACCAATATTGACTACGTTTTTATTTTGCGTGAACCCTATATTGCTAACCGCAAAAGAATATTTGAAAACTATGCTGGTATGTTTCCCACGTTTGAGTCGTTTTGTCAAGTCATGGACCAATGTACAGAGAATTATGAGTGCTTGGTAATCAATAACAACGCAAAATCCAACAAATTGCAAGATCAAGTGTTCTGGTACAAGGCAGATTCGCACAATGACTTCAAGTTAGGCAGCAAAGAGTTCTGGGAGTTGTCAAAAGATATGCATTCTGACGACGAAGACGAGAAATACGACCCGGGAAACACTAAGAAACGCGGTCAAGGACCCAAAATTAGTGTGAGGAAGACGAAATGGTAGAACCGCTTTCTAAAATAAAAAGCACTTTTATATCTTGGTTTTATAAATCTTGGTTTTAAAATAAATAAACAAGATTAATTACTTAAAGAGTATCTCATTATACATATTATAATAAGATGGAGCAGTTGGATATTGTTGAACTTATAGAGAAAAACCCCATATCTAAGCTCTCAAATGCGTATAACAATAAGTTGTTGATGAAAATCAAAGAGAACTTTACTGGTTTTGAACAACAATTGTTCGTAGGTAGCTTTTATTGTTACTTGAACTATGATAAGACACATGATTTTGTTATTGATTTGGATAATGTTTGGAAATGGATGGGATTCACATTAAAAGCAACAGCAAAAGATTTGTTAGAAAAATTTTTTAAAATTGATACTGACTATAAAATCTCGGTTAGGTTGAAACCTGAGCAAGATTTAAGTGAAAATAATAGTAAAAAATGGGGTGGACAAAATAAACAAACTATAATGTTGAATATAAACTGTTTTAAATCATTATGTATGAAGGCGCGAACAAAAAAAGCAGATGAAATCCACGAGTATTACATGAAGATGGAAAAAGTCCTACATCAAACAATAGAAGAAGAAACTGAAGAATTAAAACTCCAATTAGAACAAAAGGAAAATATTATTTTAGAAATCAAACAAACAAGCGAACAAGAAAAACAGGAACTAATAAACAAAACGAAAAAAGAAAAACACAAAGCTGTAGAACAAGCAATTGTTGTACAATTTCCAGTCAACACAGAATGCATCTATTTTGGAACGATTGATAATACGAATGAAGCCAATGAAAAGTTAGTCAAGTTTGGTCATACTAATGACCTCTCCACTAGAATCACGTATCATCGCAAACAGTACGAAAATTTTATTCTAGTTGCAGCTTTTAGAGTTCAAAACAAGGTTGAAATTGAGAATCTCATCAAAACCTACCCTAAAATTAAAAGACACATTCGCAGTATTGAAGTAAACGGTAAGAACAAGACAGAAATCATTGCGTATGACAGTACCAATTTTACCATTGAAAAACTCTTTCAATACATCAAAGATATTATTCATTCCAAGACATACAGCATTGACAATTTCAATCGTATCATTAAAGAAAACGAAGAACTACACGATAAAGTGAGAGAACTCAACGAGACGCTTGAAAAACACAAGCAACTCATTACAAAACAACAAGTGGAAATCAATGAAATGAAAGAAACTATTGAAAAACAAACATCACTTATTAACGCTACCCAACAAGAGACCGTTTCAGTGTATCACAATGCAATTTTGCCGGAAGACGAATTTACACCCAAATTTGTTGAGTTTATTAATACCATGTGTATCGTGCGACCAGACGTGGAAGAATCGTCCACAAATATGGAAGGACAATTTCGTATCTGGTGTAAAACCAAACCCAAGAAGGAAATTTTCCACGCTCTCAAAAATTACTTGGATACGCGTTTCAAACCTGCTCGCATTTCTAATCAAAATAAAAATCAACTTGTTCACGGCTATATTGGAGTGAAGCTCAAGGATATTGAATACAAAAAGAAACTCGTGAATAGTGATGTGGAAACCTTTTTGTTCCAAGTTTGCAAGTTCTCTCCTTGTGGCAAGATATTGAATTCTACTTTACTTAGTGAATACCAGCGCTGGAAGAAGAGTGTTTCAAAAGAGTGCAGCGAAAATGATATGAAAGAAATCAAGGAATACTTGAATTCTTGCGAATATGCGTTGAAAGCTGTTGTATGGACAGACTATGGGTCCAATGAAGGATACTATGGACTCTTGTTAAAGTGCGATGAATATAAACACAAAAATACATCTTCTACCGGTAAAAAAATAAACAAGATAGAAGTATCAACAGGCCATATTTTGGGAACTTGGGATACAATCGCAAAAGCTGCCGAATATGAAAAGATGTCTGCGACCAAAATGAGCAACAGTGTGAAAAATAAAACCATTTTCAAAGATTATTATTACTGTACGGGGTGACCCCGTGAATATTTA